CTGTGGATGGCTGCTATACGTCCTGGCGCGCTCGATTCCCTGCGCGATGCGCCCGGCCTCGCTCATCTCATACCAGTCATACGGGACCACGATCAGCCGCGTCGGTTGGCGTCCGCTGCCGTCCACCGTGCGTGTGATCTCGGTGATGATCAACTCCTGGTCGATCAACTCCCCCTGCGCCTGGAAATGGACCGGAATCTTCATGCCGACCACCACCTCGTCCGGCAGGTCGCGCACAGTCAGCCGGTAGTGGCGCAGATACTGCGGGTCGGAGTTGCGTTGCAAATAGGTCAGCGCGGCGTCGAACAATGCGTTGGCCGCGGTCTCCAGGTCGGCGTCGGTATTCTCGATATTGCCGATGTCCTTGAATTCGATCTCCAACTCGCGTTGGATGCCGAAGATCAGACCGGCATCGAACTGGATGTAATTGCTCGCCGTGTTGAGCGTGTAGCCGGTTGGCGCGACGCGTGTGCACGCGCTCAGATCGAGCCGGGCGTCGGCGTTGCCCGCGCCAAACGGATAGATGCGATTCATCATCCGCTCGGCATCCTCTTCGACGACCAGCGACTCGATCACGCAGACCTGCTCGTTTTGATGCAGCAGGGCACCGCCGTCCTCCACCAGACGCACCGGCGCGTCGGGTGTGTCCAGCCGCGTCCACGCCAGATTGCGGTCGCCGCCGGTATCGGCCCGGAAGTGTTCGCCAATCTCATTGGCGACCTTGATCAGCGCGGCCAGCGCCGTTTCGCCGGCGAATCGCTTGTAGACGTTGGTCAGTGTTGTGGCGTAACCCGCTGACCCCCACGTGCGGTTGGCGCTGTTCTGCGCGGCGATGATCTGCAAGTGCGCGTCATCCACCCCCGCGCCCGCGCCGTCGGACAGTTCTAGGGTATGGACGCTATTCTCCGCCAATTCGCCCAGCATGTCGCGCCCGCCGTAGATCACCGTCCGCCGCCCGCGCCCGTCGATGGACCGGCGCACGCGCTCCACCGGCCCGGTCATCGCATGGACGCCGCCGACGAAAAAGCGCAGGTCGGTGTTTTTGAGGCTGATGCGCGTCAGGTCCGGATCGGACGCGGCAAAGACCGCGCTCCATTCGCCGGCCGCATCGCGGCGATAGGTCCAGGTCAGCGACTGGCAACTGGTCAGCGGCCCGGGGCCAGTCGTGACCCCCAGCAATGTACGAGTATTGACGAGGATGTTATCGTTTGACATAAGTTAAGCGTAGGTGGGGTAGAAGGTGAAGGTCAGCACGCCGCCGTCCAGGTCCTGGTCGGCGGTCACGTAGATCGAATTGTTGCCCGGCGCCAGCGCCATCCAATTCGCCGCATCCGAAAAATCGGCATCGCCATAGAGATTATTCACCTCGGCCAATGTCGCCGCCGCGGGCGATTCCGGGCCATAGGGCTGGCGCACCGCCGGGTCGGCGGCGACGGTGATCGTCTCGGTGTCGGGTACGGTGGCGACGGTATAAAAGCCGTCGTAGTCGGCGGTCCCGATGACTGTCACCTCGTCGGCGACGCTGAGACCGTGCGCGGTGGGCGTCGTGTTGACCGTGATTACATTGCCCGTGCGTGTGACCGTGTTAATGGCTGTGGGAGCGCGGTGCACGCGCGCGGTCCGCTTGCCGATGTCTACGACCAAAATATCGCCGATGGCGACGCCCGCCACGGTGAGCGTGATGATCTGGCTGGTGGTGCGATTGTTGAGCGTCAGTTCGAGCGCGGCGGCCACCGGCGATTCATATTCGATTTGAGCGTCTACCACGTCGGCGTTGCCCGCGTTGGCGACGACCACCGTCTCGGCAAAACTGCTGCCCGCGAAGGTGGTCACATCCACGGTCACATCCTCATCGTACCAAGTCCCCGCCGCCGGCATAAAGGTCAGATCGACCGGGATATGGGTCAGCCGGGCGTCGAAGGGTCGCGGGTAATGCACCCGCGTCAGTCGCGCATACTGCCAGCGCACCTCGCCATCGTGCCAGAGGACCTCCAGCACGCCGCGCACGCCCAGCTTGGCCCGCAACGCCTCCACCTGCACCCGTACCGAGGTCGCGCCCGCATAGAGCGCGCAACGTTTGGTGATAGCGTCCAATTCGCGCGGGCTTACCGAGTCGCCATAGTTGTCCCAGAAGCCGCCGCCGGGCATCCGCACGAAATCGGCCACGGCCACGCCGGTCCCCATGCTCTGCGTGTCGCCGCGGGCAAGAAACTCCGGGAGACTCAGTCCGTCGAATTCACTGATCTTGTACGGCATGGCCTATTGCCCCCGCGCGCTCATGGCCTGATTGACGCCGATCTCGGTCGCGTTCTGCACCGTGGTCGGGTCGCCGCGTTCCACGTAGACGTTAACTTGCATCTCGGACGGTTGTGGCGTCCATGCGCCCACCCAGCCCGCCGGGCGACCGTTGCCGCCGGTGTTGGCCGGATTGACCACGGCCAGATCGGGCTGCGTCTCCACGTTGTTGCGAAAGCCCACGGCCATGCCTGCGCCGATAAGCGTATTGAGGTCGAAGGATGCGCCCGCCTTGACCAGTTGCAGAAACGTCGTCAGCGTCTCGATGGCGGGCACGACGATGTTCTCCACCGCCCAGGCCAGCGCAGGCAGCGCCTCAGTCGTCAGTAGATTGAATTCTTTGCCCACATCCACCAACGCGTTTTCCCATTGCCGCGTGGCCGCCTCGATCTTGGCCTGGTTGGTATCGTATTGTTTTTCCAGACTAGCCGACGCTCCCTCCAGTTCGCCCAGTTTGGTTTTTTGCGTATCAATGGAGGTCACGACCTGATCGGTCAGGTCCTCCCACTGCGTGCCAAACAATGCCATGCCGATTTTGTTGCGCTCAATCGGGTCCTCGATTTCGTTGATCTTGTCGATGACCGTCTGCATGGCATCGACGGTCGTGATCGACCCGTCGGCGAACCCGGCGCGCAGCGTATCATAAGAGATGCCGATGCCCGCCAGCGCCGTTTTGGTGCTCTCCGAATCGTCCACGATCCGGATGCCGAACTCCTTGAACGCATCGGCAGCTTTGTCCGTCCCCAACATGCCGCCCTGCATCCCCGATTCGATGATGGAGAAAAATTGCCCGGCGTCCGCGCCGCCCTGGGCGAACTGCACCGAATACTCGCCGATGGTGTCCAGGAAGTCGCCGCTGCTGTCCAGCCCGCGCTGATAGCCCGCGGTGATCAGGTTGAACGCCTCGTCGCTGGTAATCCCGAAGCTCTCCATGAGCGTGACCGCGGCGTTGACGCTCTCGTTAACGTCGGTGCCAAAGGCGTCGCGCAAGGACAGCGCCTTGATGGTGACGGCCTCTAGTTGCTCCTGCGTCTCCGTCCCGCCCACGCGCGCAAACGCCCGTTCCGTCTCGGTCAGACTCGCGCTGATGTCCTCGAAGCTCGTCCCGTAATTATTGGCGTAAATCGAGCGCATGATCTCCTCAAACCCGGCGGCCTGCTCGGTCGTCAGGTTGAGTTGTGTGCTCATCTTGGCGGTGGATTGCTCGACCTGCCCGGCCAGATCCATCGCGTGCACCGCCGTCGCCACCGCGGCCGCGCCCAGCGCCGTCACCGCGCCGGTCGCCAACGTCGCCGGGTTGATCAGCTCGCCCAAGGCCGCGCCCAGGCCGCCCGCGCCCTTATCCGAAGCAGCGAATGATTTATCTAGGCTGTCGGCGGCCCCGGCCACATCTTTGAGCTTGCCGCTGGCGCTGTCGTCGGCCTCGACATCGATCCCGATTTTGTAGTTAGGCATGGTCGCGTTTCACTACCTGCAAATTGCCCGCCCAGCCGCCCGCGATGTAGCGCAGCAGCAGGTCGCGCGTCATTGCCTGCATCGCCGGGGGCATGGCCCACAGCGTGACGGTCGGCGTATGGAGGATGGCCGGAATCAGAATCAGGTCCATGTATTCGTCCGGGGCCGAGACGATCCGGCCCGTGGCGTAGGCGGCGTGGAAGGCATCCACGCCGTCGATCAGTTTGGGGACTCTAACCATTCCCGCATGGCCTGGCCCCAGCCTTTGCGCGCGGCCCAGGCACGAAAGACGACCGGCGCATCCGGCCCCCATGGGTCGGGGCCGAACTCTTTGGGCCAGCCATCGACCGCGGCCACAACTGCGGCATAGCTGCCGTCGCCGCCCATCTTGCGGATAAAGAGATCGGTCTGATCGCCGGTCGCCATCAGGTTGAACGTGATCGTGACGGCCTCGAAGCCGGGCATGTCGCATTGCGTGGTGTGGGTTAGATCCATTAGGTGTGGCTCCAGAGCGTGTCAAGCTCCCAGCCGAACATGTGCGGCGTGGTGGTCTGAGTATATGGAGTTTCCGCCCGGAAGGTCGGACTCATCACAACCTCATTGTTCGCGCGCCCATGCGCCGTGAAGTTGGGCAGGAACCTGCCGGTCATCTGCCATTTCACCTGGCGCGAAGCATCGCCGTTCAGGGTCAACATCAACTCCTGGAACGTGCGTGCATTAGCCTTCGCCTTGACCAGCGCATAATTGGTGCTGTCGGTGCGAATCGTCGGCGTGAACGTGACGGCGGGAACCTCGTGGTAGTAGCCGCAGTAGGTGAGCGCGTTTTCCTCCGCCGCCCACTTGGGCCGCAGCCCCGTGTCGATGTTGAGCGTCCAGTCGAGCAAACTGCACTCGAACGCCGTCATCGTCGCGAAGTCACCGCCGCTCGTCGCCGCGTCTTGAATATCGAGCGCGGCCAGCAGCCCCTTCATCATGCCCAAACTCGTGGGTAGCGCCGCACCGATAAAGGCAAAGCCCGCGCCCGCGTTGTCGTTGACGCTCAGGCCAAACCATTCGCTCTGCACCGTCACCTGCCGGTTGGAGATGCTGAACGACAAGCTCATAGTACGCAGATAGGCATCCTGAATTTTGACCGCCGGGCCAGTCCCACCCAGCGCCTCGTTGCCACCTAGCAGGAACGTATACGGGATCGGCGCGCCCACCGCCGCCGGGTCCAGTTCGTCGTCGTAGTCATAGGGACCCGCGCCGCCCGGCGTCAGGTCGCCGAAGCCCGCGCTGAGAAACACCGGCAGCAACTCAAAAAACATGGCTCCGCTCAGACTGATCGTCGCCATGTCCGCCGTCTTCTCGACAATGGCCGTGGGCGTCCAGAAACCGGCATCCCACTCGGCGACCTGCTCCTCTTGGGCATCAGTATACGCGCCCGTGAACGGCAGCTTGAAGTCCGGGCTGACCGGCGTGCCGAATGCCGTCTGCTTGCCCGCCTCGGCCTTGAGAAATTTTACCGATGTGCTCATGCTTTACGTCTCCTAACTGTTGTCGCAGACGCTGTAGACGGTCACGCGCATCCGTTCCGAGCGATACTGCACGCCATCCAGGATCAGGTAGGCCGCTTCGCTGTACTCTTCGTCGAACTCCAGGTCCTGCCAATAGTTCGCCACCGCCGCATTGTCGAGCAACTTCTGACGCACGGACTTGGCAAGATCGTCCACATAGTCTTCCGTCAACGCCGGGTCGTCGCGCCGCCAGTACCAGGTCAGCCAAAAGCGGTGGAACTCGCGCGCATAGTCCGGGAACTCAGTGCGGCTGCCCGCTCCGTGCACGGTGATCACCGGTGACAGCCCGCCAAAATCTTTTGGTTCGTGGTCATAGACGGTCGGGCCGGTGATCGTGTCGAGAATAGTTGCCAACTTCTCGCGCGCCGTCTTGCGGCTGGTGAGTGTGGTCATGTGGCCCGTCCTCCGCTGATCCGCACGCCGAATAGTTCCGCCACCTTGCGGCCCTCCTCGCGTTCGGTGCGGTCCATGAACGCGTGCGACCCGCCGCGGGCGTTCTCGAAGATGCTGTATTCCACATTGGTCCCCATGACGCCCGTTACGCGTGCGCCGCCCGCGGCCGTCACGTCCCAAAATAGGCTATTTTTGAGTCGCCCGGTGTTCACGTGGACCACGCCCGCGGCATAACGGTGCAACATGCCGACCGCCAGCGTCATCGTATCGCGCAAACCCCGCGCCGGATCCACCTCCATGAGCAGCCGCTGAAGTTCTTCCTGCAACGCTTCTAGATCACGGATGCTGGCGCTATCCACGATCCCCGCGCGAAATGCGTTCAAGCGTCACCCCATTGCGTATCGAACTGCCACGACAACCAATGCGGCGTGGTGGTCTGCGTATGTGGCGTCGCCACCTGAAACGCCGGCTTCATCACGACCTCGTTGCGGCTGCGGTCATGGGCCGGGAAGTGCGGCAACCAACGGCCCGTCATGCTGAAGATTGCTTGTCGCCCCGCGTCGCCGAAGAAACTTAGACGCAGCTCCTGAAACTGGCGCAGATTCGCCTTGACCTTTGTCACCGCATAATTGGTCAGGTCCGTCCGCATGTGCGCCGCAAACTGCGCCCCCGGCCATTCGTGCCGCGCTCCGCAGTAGGTCAGCGCATTGCCGTCGCCCGCCCAGGCCGGACGCAGTCCCGTATCGAGTGTGAAGGTCCATTCGAGTATGGAACAGTCAAACGCGCTCAAAGCGTCGAATGCGCCCCCCGCTGCGCCTGCGTCCTGCACCGCCAGCGTGGAGCGCAATCCCTGCACCATCGCCAGGCCGGGCGGCAAGGTGACGGCTTCCGGCTCGTAGCCAAAACCGTCATTGTCGTCTACCCATCGGCCAAACCACTCGCTCTCACACAGGATCGCCTTGTCGTTGATGTTGGCGCTCATCGTCATCGTCCGCAGATAGGCATCCTGCACCTGGACCATGCTCGCCAGGTTGCGGTTGGCGTCGTTGCCGCCGAAGCGGAACGTATATGGGATCGGCGCGCCCACCGCGGCGGGCAGCGCGCTCGCGGCATAAGTGTACGGCCCTACCCCGCTAGACGTCATCGCGTCAAACCCGGCGTTGAACAGGACTGGCAATAACTCGAAGAAGAGCGCCCCGCGCAGCGTGAACGTAGCCATCTGCGCCGTGCGCTCGACGATGGTCAGCGGTGTCCACACGCCGGGGTCCCACACCGCCACTTGCTCTTCGTCGCCGTCGACATAGGCGAACTTGACCGGCAATGCAAAGGTCGGCGTCACCGCTTCGTCGAAGGCCGCCTGCTTGCCCGCCTGCACGCGCAGGAACTTGACCAGCGAGGCATCGAGCAGAACCAATGTTTCTTCGAATTCGAGGTACGCGCCAGCCTGAGTAACAGTGAGCAGGAACGGGACCAGTTCGGCATAAGCGCCAGCCTGCGTGATGGCAAGTGCCGTTGCTTCCGCCTCGGCGTAGCTGCCAGCCTGCGTGATGGCAAGTGCCGTTGCTTCCGCCTCGGCGTAGCTGCCGGACTGCGTGACACGCGTTTCGGTCATGGTCAGAACGCGCCGTCGCTCTCGAAACCGAACTCCATCGCCTCGAAGTCGGCTTCATTCCATGCCGAAGCGTCCGGTTGCGTGGTCATGCGCTCCCAAACCGGCGCATAGTCCGCGCTTGGATTTTGCGCGCTGCCGGTCGTCGTGCTTGCGCCATCGAAGGCGAGTAATTTGAGTTGCTCGGTGCTGCCCGCCCGTTTGCCCAACGCGGTTGGGATGGCCGCGGCGATGGTGTAGCCGTTGGGGACCGTGATCCCCGCGATGGCGTAGGTGTCTTTTTGTGAGACGGTCATCGTGAATACCGACGTCGTATCGTCATCCGGCGTCACATCGTCCACGAGTAGGTAATTGTCTATGCTATTGCCGTCGCTGCCCGACCATTGGCTATTTGTGCCATTGCCCGCGGCGATGGCCCACACAAAACGCCGGGCAATGGGGGCGCTGTCGGCCTCGCCTGCTGTATCGTCCACATAGCAATCGTCGAAATAAGCAGCGCCATTCCATCCGGCTATCGCGCCACCTAGAGACCCTCCCACATAGAGCGCGGTCAATCCAGTCCCGGTATCCTGATTGGTCGCGCTAAGCACGCTTACGCCATCAATATAAAAATTGACATAACCTGTACTGCCATTGGCAAAGACTCGGAGACCCGCCGAATACCAGGTATCTGTATTGGTGATGCCTGCTGACGCGGCGGATATGGTCGCAACGACGACATTATTCAGGACCAATTCGAGGTTGCCGCTGTTGCCGTTCCAGCGGATGTAATTGAGATTGCCCGCGGTCGAAGTCCAAAGGAAAATTATCGCATAATCGCCCACACCGGTATTAACGCCGGAATGATTGAAAAATAGATGTGCAGCAATTTGTGTGGTTGAAGGAAATGTTGCACCGATGGAACTCTGTTCACTCGTTGAAAAATTTCTGAGACTATAGGTCCCGGTGTAGGCTTTAATACTGCTAATGTCCGGTACATTGGTGCGCGTTATTTCGGCGCGCCATTCCGCCACCGTATTGAGTTCCCACCCAGACTGCCAGCGCCGTGTGATCGTCATCGCTATGCCTCCACCGTCGGCCAGGCCGTCTTGATCTGTTGTACAACGATCTGCAAACTCGGCACACCGCCGCTAAGGTCCGGCCACTCGGCCACGTGGTCGATGATGTACTCCGCGCCGCCATGCACGAGGATATCGCGTTCGCGCACGTCGGGCAGCGTGTCGCTCGTAGGCACGTGGTAACATTCCAGATATTCGCGTGGGCTGGAGATGCCCAGACTCTCGACGGTCTCCGGGCGTAGCGGCCACAGCGGGGTCACGGCGAGGCTGGTCAGGTACGCGACCGCCGCGCCCGTCACGCCGCCTGTCCCGGCCTGATTCCTCTTGGTCGAAGCCTGAATCGTCGTGAACGGATGTGTCATCGGTACGAGCGCCTCCCGGCGCTATTTCCTCCACTCCCCATGCGTCAGCTTGCCGACCTTGATGCGCCGGTCGCTGCCCGCCCCGGCCAGCATCTCGTCGATGCTGCCGGCGATCTGGCTGCGGCGCTCCGACCGCGGCCCCAGCGTCACATCCACATCCAACGCATACGTGGCGCGCAGCCGTTGTAACATGGCCTGCTTGACGCCCTCCATCAGATCGTTGACCTGCCCGGGCAAGACCAGCGTCACGTCCGGGTCGCCCCATTGCGTCATCGCGCCGATGGCCCGCAACGCCTCATCCACCGCCGCGCTATAGTCGCCTTCCGGCCCGTCGGCGTTGGCTGTCGTCACCAGAGAGGCGTCGGTCGCAAAGGCGGCGATCAAATCGGCGACCGTGGCGGCGACCGCGGCCCGGCTCACCGGCAGCCCGCCGGACAACAGCGTGATCGTGTCCACATAACACACGCCACCCACCGCGCTGATCTCTACGCTCTCGTTGCCGCCGCCCACCTCCGGCGCAAACGCCAGCACGCCCTCGCGCCACACGTCCAGCGGCGCGCCCGTGTGCGTCGCCGTCACGTCGCCATAGGCCACGGTCAACGTCGCGCCCGTCGCCACCTGGTAGAAATAGTGCAGCGTGTGCAGGACCTGTTCGCTGACACCCTGCGCCTGGCTCAACGATTGTCCCACGGCCAGGCGCGCCGCGTTCAGGCGCGGATAGCCGACGGTGCGGCTGATCGTGCCCGTGCCCGTCCATTCGTAGAGGCCACGACTGAAGTCGCTATTACGCAGGAGATTCGTCATGCTTGGGACCCTTCGGCTTGTTGTCGCCGGGCGTCTTGGAGAAGGCCGATGGGCTAGACGGTTCCGCCGCGGGCGCGCTCACGACCACCAACTGCGCCCGCCTTGCCGCCGTCGCCTGCTTCGCCGCGAGAATACCGGCTTTGGCTTTGGCGTCGGCGGCTTTCCACGCCGTGATCTCGTCTTTCGTTGCCTTGCGCGCCCCAGGGGGCAGCGGCATGTCGTCGGGAATCGTGTGCATCACGCCAAATTTGTTAAAAATGTGGGCCATCTCGATTTTGCTCCCTCCGGCCCTGCCGGATTATCTAGGTCTCTGCGCCATCTGTTGCCGCATCTGTTCGTTGCTCATCTCGCCCATCGCGACCGCCTGTTGCAGACATTTCTCTTTGGCGGCGCGGATGCTCGCCGCGTCGCCGGACGTATAGACATAACACTTTCCCTGTTCGCCCCACTTGAAACCGGGTTTGCCGGTCTCTTCACAGCGTCGAATCGGCATAGTCTTGTCTCCCTCCGGGGTGGGTGGCCCGTCGCAAAACCACCCACCCCGCACACAGAAGGAAAGGAAGATTGAGGAGAGGCTCGTTATTTCGCCACGCCGATGATCGTCAGCGTGACCGGATTGGTGTTCGTCACGTCGGCATAGACGCAGTTCCAGCGCCCGAACAGCCCGGTCTGCAACATCGTATTGGCGTCCGTACTGACCACCGTTGCCACCGTCACGCCGTCGTTGAACGGCCCGCTGGTCGGGTCGATGTTGGTCTGTTGCACTTTGACCGTGGTCGTATTGGCGTCGGTTGCATCGACCTGGTACTGCAAGTCCATGATCTCGAAATCGGCCAGATCGAAGCATACACGCGTGTCGGCGGTGATGGCGCGTACGTCGAAGAATGTCGCCAGCCGCGACCCGTCGCGGCCCGTCTGCGCCACCGGCGTAATCACCGCCGCCTGGACCGGCGGGGCTTGTGGGGCCATGACCAAATTGAGCGAAGCCAGCGCCACCAGTGCGATGATGATCGTGATCATCAGTCCATACTTGCGAAACAGGTTCGTCACATCACACCTCCGTGCTGCGGATGACCACCGCATGGTTGTTCCGCAGGATCGCTACACCATAGAGGATGTCAAGCGTGACCTGCACGCCCAGATAGGACGGGTTGTAGGCGTAGATTACGCGCAACCCGATCCCGTCCTCATTCATTACCGCCGACTGCGCGCCCATGCCCGCGGGCGGCGGCGGCAGCGGTCGCGTCGCCAGCACGATCGCGTCGCGGTGGAAGGCGAGATTCTTGCACTCGCTGGTCGCCACCACCGTCTGCTGATCCATGAAGTGGCCGAAGCCGTACTTGCGCCCGATGACCGCCTCGCGCACGGCGTCGCCGGGGTCGCCGAAATCGCTCGAAGTGAACTTCTCGACCTCCAGCAATTCTGCTTCGGCGTCCTCGTGCCAGACGATGACGCGTCCCTCCTGCGGCACTTTGGCCGCGTTCAATACGCGCCGCGCCTCGGTCACGGTGGAGGCGTCGATCCCGCCCGACCCCGCCGTGGCGTCGATGGGCGTGGCGCTGAAGCTGGAGTACAGCGTCAGCAGCGCGGAATCGATGTCCTCCGCCAATGCCATCATCGCGTCGCGCACATAGCCGCCGATGATGTCCTGGTTGGCCTGCGCCGCGGCAATGTCCTCGACGATGAACGAAACCTCTTTGTGCTGGTTGAGCGTCAAGTCCACTTTGGTGGCGGAAGGCGTCTGCAACGTGACGACCGCGTTGGCCGTCTTGGTGTTGACGCTCAACGCGCCCCGCTGCGGGATATGAATGATATCGCCTTGGTTGGCGATCTCCGGCTCGAAATTGCGGTTCACCAGGCGCGCCATGACCGTGTTGGCCTTGAGCGCCCCCAGCGCATTGGCCGCCCAAATTTCCGGGATGAAATTGGCGGCCTCGGTTACAGTGATGTTTGCCATCTAGGTACTCCCTGCGCCGGGGTGTCCGGCGCATTAGCTGCGTACAATGCGACCTTCACGCGACGCCAACTGGATTTCCGCCTGGTGCTCGCGCACCCACTTCGGGTCCTGTAATTGCGCCGTCGTGATGGTCACGGGCGGGTTGCCCCCCGGTACGGGCGGAATGCCCGGTCCCCGCGTGCCGCTGCCCATGAGACTCAGTAGGTTCTGCGCGTCGGCTTTCATGGCCTCCAGCGTGTCCCCTTGCAGTCGGGCAATCAAGGCCGCGGGTAAGTTCAATTCTGCGCCCACCTGCAAGGCCATCGTCAGCCGCGCCGCGTCTTGCGTTGGCGCAGCCGCCGCGGGTGCTTGACCTGCGAGTGGTTCCGGCGTGCCGGGCTGGGCAGGTTGCCCGCCCCCCTGCCCGCGCCGTAGCGGTTGCAGGGCATCCCTCAATTCGTCGGTGTCCTCGAAACCCAGTTCAGTCGCCAACTTTTTCAGCGCCGACCGTTCCGCCCGCTTGACGCGCTCCTGGACAAAACCGTCCAGATCGCCTTGCGTCGCAAAGGCGCGGTAGGGTTCCGTGACTGCCGCCGCCGCTGGGGTCGTCGCGGGCGCAGGCTGCGCCGTTGTCCCCGTGGGCGTGGGTTGTGCTGTTCCACCATTGTCCGCTGGCGTAGGCGTGGTTGGTGTCGTAGTTGGCTCACTCATGTCCCTATTTGTCCGGCTGTTCCCGCCGCCGTGGGCGTGTTAGGACTGAGACTATGAAACTCGTTTATGCTGTTCGGCGATGGCCGCGGCGCGCATGTCGGGCGTCGTCAGCGCACCTTGCTCGAAGAGCGGATGATACATCGAAACAGATGTTCTACATGACCAGTGGAACGCCGGGTTCATCATCTGCCGCGCAAAACGCGGCTCACCCGTCAGGTCAAACGGCTTGTCCACGTCGCGGATCTGCCCATGCACGCGGAGGCATGTCGCCGTCGTCTTGCTGCCGATACTGGCGACCGCCTGCTTTTGCACCCTGACGCCGCCCTGCGCGTTGACCTGTTCCAGTGCGCCCTGCTTGGCGCGATTGTTGGCCGTAATCACCGTGCGCCTCACCATGCGCTCGGCGCTCAGTTGCCCGTTGCGCCACACCGCCGGCCCCTCGCCCGTAGGTGTCGCCGCCATCAGCCGCCGCACCAGGTTCGGGAATGACGCACCTTGCGTCAGACCCGACTGTAGCTCGCGCCGCAGTTGCGTGCGTAGCAGCGTCGTCAGGCCCGTGACCTCTTCCATGACCACCGGCACCACCTGCTCGATCATGGCCGTGTCGATCATGCTGAACGCGCTCAGGTCGGGCCGCAGCGACGACGGCAACAGCGCAAACTCGCGCCCGATCTGCTCAATCGCCAACTCGCTCATACTGGTCACGCTGTCGCGCAGGATGACGCCCAATTGCTGCTCCAATGTCAGCAGTCGCGAATCTATGTTCTGCAACAGCCCCAGCCGCCGCAACAGGTCAGCCGCCGCGCCTGGGCCGAGCGTGCCCGGTCCCGTCCAGCGCGTGATCAGCACATCCACCAACTCGCGCCGCGCCGCATTGTAGGCGCGGGCTACCTCGCGCGCGGCGCGGCTTTCGGCGGATTCGAGCAACAGTTGGTTGCGTTCCAAGACAGCGAGACGGGTAGGCAACTACTCCTCCAGATACAGCCACAGCGCGCCGGTTTTGGTGTCGCCGCCGTCGCTCACCGTCAGCGTCAGCACGCCATGCACCAGTGGATGCACAAACGCCGTGGCGATCTCGGCTCCTACGCCGTCATCCGCCGTCACCTGCGGATAATAAAGCGCGTCGGCGTTGGCGTCGGTCAGCGTCAATAGTGTCGTGACCAACGTGCGCGGGCTGAACTGGGTGCAGATCAGCACTGCGTCTACGCCATCCACCAGGTCGCCGTCTACCCACTGCGCCGCGTAGAGTTTGGCCGGTGTCTTGACGCTCAGCGTGCCCACAAAGTCACCGTTCTCGTCGGTCGTAATTTGGATTGCTTTGACCTGCACGTTATGCCTCCATAGTCGCCGGCGCGGGTTCTGCCGGAACGTTAAGCCGCGTCATGCCGTCGCCGCCGGTCGCCGACTGCAACAGCGCCAAATTCAGCCGCGCCTCTTCCAGCCGGATTTGGTCAAATTCGCTCATGGGCCGGATCGGGCGCTTCCAGTCGAAGCTGTGTGGAGCCAACAGCGTCGCCAGATCGGGGACTCCGTAGATGGTGGCCGCCAACGCCGCCATGCGGTGCGCGTCGACGAGACCGGCGTCGTAGCGGCGACGCATCTTCCAAATCTTGGCGTCCAGTTCGATCAGTTGGATTTCGAGCGTCTCCGCGGCGATCTGGTCTTTGGCGCGCAGGTCGTCGAAGGCCAGTTCGGGCAAGTTGCCCTTGGTCTCCGCGCTAATCGCTTGGATAAACGCCAGCGCGCCCTCGACGTCCACCGTCGCCAGCAGCGCGTCAATGGACGCGCCCGTGGGAATGAACCACACGTTGTCACCCGACTTGGTGAGTTCGCTCTGTTCCACGCCCGCGGCGACCCACTGTGGCTCGGCCCATTTGCCGATGATATTGCCGATGTACGAGGCCAGTTCATTCACACTGTCAATCTGCGGCAACGCCTTGGCGAACGTGGGTCGGCACTCGCTGTCGTTCTTGGAGCGCAGCACCGGCGTGAAGCCGAGCGGATTTTCGTATCGGTCGGGATTGCCGCTGTAGCCGTGCGGCGCGCCGTTCCAATAAGTCCGCACCTCGCCCGGCGTGATGGCCTCCGCGTACTCGTAAATCTTGCCGTCCGGCCCCATCGCGGCCTTGTCCACAATCAGGGCGAGATCGACGGTAGTCTGCGTGGCCGGGTCTAAGTGCTTCATCAGCAGGCACAATTCCGGCTTCAACCGCTGCATCACGATCCGGTTGAGTTCGGGCTGCGGCACGATTTTGAGCATGGCCTCGCCCAGCGTCGCGCCGTCCTCCAGCCAATCGTCGCCCTCGGTGTCCCAGGACGACCATTCATAGAGCGTCGTCTGCGCCTGCACTTGCGCGTCCGGCGTGCCCTGCGCCAGTTCCCACGGCTGCATCACGCCGGGCACCAACGCCACGTCGAGATCGACGGCCCGGGCCAGGAACGACAGCAGCGCCTTGGTCTGCGCATACAATTTGTGCGCCAGTTTGAAGGCACTGTCATCGTAGATTTTGCCGGAGTAGTAACGCCGGTATTGGTGCAGGTCGCGGCCCCGCGTCATCCAGCGCGCCTCATACGGTTTGAACTCCGGTAGCTCGAAGACGCTGCTAGTTGCCATAAAAATCAACCGTCCCGCTCCGCATCTTCTGCGGCTGCCCCACGTTATAACCGGCGTCTACCATGAGCATCTCGGACACCAATAGGTCGTCGTGGCCTTCGTTGCTCGGCACATACGCGCGCACGCGCTGCTGCGGCCTACCCTCCAGCTTGGCGTGCCCACGCTGCCACCAGGCGTGGCGGTCCACATCATCGGCGTTGGGCACTTCGGCCCCGGCCACCTGGAGCGCATCGAAGCTCGGCTTGTAGTCACGCAGCCGCCCGCCGTAGATCGTCGCCAGATATTGGAACGCGAGATTGGTCTGCGTCGCCCACGCGCTGTCGAAGGTGACGGCCTGTATGCGGTCACGGCCCGGCTTGTTGATGGCCGCGGCCAGAAACGCCGTGCTCGTAGCGCCGATGCCCGTGGCGTCGCAATGCACGCGGTCCACGCGCCAACGCTGCTGCAAAATTTCGTAGAGCGTGCTGTGCAGCGTGACCGGGTTGACATTGACCCACTCGTAACGAGCCAAGAGCCGCAGCCGCGGCACGAGCAACTTGCCGCCGGCGTCGCCGTCGCCGCCAACGAGCAATGCCTGCCAATCCACCGCGCCGATGCTCAGCGCCACGCTGTCGCGGCTACTAGGGCTGCCCAGGGAGACCAGCGTCGCGGTTTCGTCCGCGCCGGCGAAGTCGATCCCGGCGACGATCTGCGTCTCGCTGCCGCGCTGCGTCTGCCGCGCGTGGTCGCCGATCATCAGTTCGAGGTGTTCCGGCTTGAGCATCCGCCCCGCCGTCGGCAGCGCCTCCAGGAAGTACTGCGTCTTGATGAACGGATGGTCACGGCTGCCCAGACGGGCAATCTCCGACTCCACAAAATCCCAGTAGCGCGGGTTGGACTCGCCTACCACCTCCGGCGTCACGCGAAAGACGCGGCCCGGCGTGCGGCCTTCCAGCACCGCGCGCTTGAACTCTTCCAACAGTGTATCGTCGGTCCAGGTCGTGCCGTAGGCGATAAGCGGCGCGCCCGTGGATGCGCGCATGGGCGAGAAATCTTTGTTGAACTTGTCGCGGTTCACGTCCTGCGCCTCGTCCACTTCCATCAGGAGCGACGCGGTGTCGCCCATGACCGACGCCTGTGGATCCGCGCTCAGGAACGAGATCCCGGCCTGCCCGCAGCGATACTTGTAGCCCTGGCTCGGCTTGAACGCCAGGAAGGGCAACCGCCGCTGGGCCGCGGCCGCGCGCGCCTCGAAGCGTTCCTTCGAGTTGACGATTTGAGGTTTCCAAACAGGAGCCGTTTTCACGATATTTCCGCCGCGCCGCCCGTGGCGCGCCAGCAAGGCCACCTCCACCTGCGCCGATGTTTCGTTCTTACCGGACTGCCTAGGCATCTCCACCACAATCGTTTCCGTGCGTCGCTCGGCGACCACCGCCGCTACATAGTTCGCCCATTCCACCTGGTAGGGGTATAGCGGCAGGCCGATCACGTCGCGGCTAAACAGGTGCATGTCGGACTGGTAGCTGCGGAAGGCGGCCACGCGGCTAGTCATCAGTCGGTCACGGCCTCATAGGTCGCACGAAATACTTCGTCTTTGCAGGGATAGAATTCACTGGCGACACCTGAATTGCCGTCAGCATCGAAATCCGCGTAATGATTGAAGTGATATTGTTGAACACCTGGTTTTTTGTTTCCTCGGTGAACTGCCATGCTTCTATCACTATCGGCTTCTTGCGAAACTTAGCCATCCTCACCCCCCGCCGCGGCCCACCAATCCGCCTCCTCGCGCGCGCTGGTGTCCGTGGTGTCGCCGCTGCCCTTGAAGGCCAGGTCGATCACCCGTCCCGCCGCGTCGTTGCGCGCCTTATCGTCCATAGACTCGCGCATCACATCCACCCACGTATCGACCGCGGCTTCGGCGCGTTCCTCGGCCCGGCGCTTGGCCCGTTGCAGCCAATGCAGGCGTTCGCGCTCCTGGCTGCCCAGCGCCAGCTTGACGGCCTCCGCCAGCGCCGCCTGGAAGTCGGGGTCGTGGCCCCAGCCGGGTTTGTGCCCCCGCGCATATTCGCCGGTCTCCGGGTCCAGCCGCCCGCGACGGTAGTAATTGGCTTCCGGGCAAATGCGATCCTCGCCGCGGAATAGTTCGGCCCAGGGTCGGTTGTCGATGAAGATATGCTGCACAATGCGGTCGATGGCCGCGCGCTGTCGAGTCGATAGTTTGGCAAGCAGTTGTGCCAGTTCATAGGTAGCATATCCCGCCATGCGGTCGGGCAGTCGATCAAACACCTGTCATTAACCTGTCAAAAGCTTGTCTGCATCGGCGCAGGCGGCGCAAGCCGCCCCGGTTCGACGGCGGCGCCCATGGATTGGTTATGCGAATTGTCATATCCTTCCAATGATGATGAGCACCAATAGGATCAGCGCGCCGATTATCATCAGCACCACCACGCTATAGAGCATCCGCTGCGTCCAAATTTTGTAGCTCTCGAATTCCGCCTGCAACTCCCCCAAATTCACGGCGAAATTTTTCTGCGCGCTCTCCACTCCCGCTATCCGGTTATTGATCTCCATGAGCAGCCGGTAAATCCCCTCATTTTGAGACACCAATTTGACGTCACTCATAATATCGGTGTCTCGCGGATAATCGGATGCGTCGCTAAAAAATCCGGCACGGAGGCCAGATACATGTAACTATCGTTGTTGCCGGGTCGCGCCATCGCATAAGCCCACTCCGGATCATTAGACTGCGCTAGGTAACGTGTGAACCGCCCGCCAAACGCGGCAGCTTCGGCGTCGTCGACGGCCAGCGTCGTGCAGATGATGCCCGCGCGCATCACGTTTTGCAGGTTGCGTGCGGCCTTGTCTGAGTTACAGGTGTTGAGGAGTACGAGATCGAATTTATCACGTGTAGCGGCGGGGAGATCGGCTAGGTCGAATAGGCCGTCATCACGAAGCTCCGCTATCGGCTCAACCGAAATGTGACGACTGAGCAAGATGCCGCGCTCAAACCCGTGGCTGATGATGACCAGCACATTCGCCGTCGTCGTCTCCAGGCGGGCGCTCACCTCGGCAGGTGTCAATGCGCCTTGAATGAGGTCCACCACCAGTCCGGTCGTGATGATGGCGGATACCTCAGCATTGGCGGCGACCAGGCCGACCTCCGGCTTGAGGATTGCAATGCGCCAACGGTTGTCAGGTTGGAGCGAGGGTAAGGTGGGCATTGGTCTTGCTCATTCGCGTGATATTCAATCGGCGAATACTTTCGGAATGAGCATAGCACGAACGGGCGGGATGGGGCTAATCCGGGCTGTCCGGCGTGGTGCGGCGGCAAAACGCGTAGCCATCCGGCATGATAGCATCCGCCCGATATTCGCCCGACGCAGAACCAATCAGTAGTGTTGCTCCTGCTATCTCGATTCTGCAATCCAGCCCAGCCGGGCAGGGCACAATACCCTCCTCCACCGGCATCCATTCTCCGAGTTGAGTGCATAGGGTAGCATTGGCATCCTTGATGATCTGGCATTCAGCATTAGCGTCATCCAGATCATCCTGTGCCAATGACAGTGCGGCTCGCAGGGCGGCGATCTCATTTTCCAATCCTTCGATATAGGCACGCAGTTCCTGCCACTGATTCTGCGCCATGTCTATCAGTTCATTACCGGAAATGTCTCTAATACTCATCAGACCTCCTTTGCCGGGCTGTCCGGCGTGCGTGTGACGGTGACGGCCCACACCCATTCCGGTATAATATACGCCCCCCCAGGTTGCTCACGGTAGGCGTAGCGGGCGGCCCATTCCATTTCAAGTTTCTCTTTGGGCCGTTCGCCCAGGGCGCTTGGTCGCCGCTCCTGACGTGGTACATCTACCCATCCCGCCGCTATGCAATCTGCGTAGGTCACATCCCGCATACGCCGCACCCGCACGTCGCGCACGATGACATCGCAGCGGCTCGCCCATCGGGGCATCGTGGCTGGGCTGCGCCAGTCTGCCGGTGCATTACGCATTGCGTACATCCTAATCTTGGCATAGTCGGGATGCTCCTCCCGCAGATCAAATGATGGCCCAACTCCTTCCGGGAAAATCACGCTGACGTACTCTTGCCAATCCCAAAGCCCCAAGGACAAACCGCCGATTGCGATGGCGAAGCGCTCCCGCACCCAATGTTTCGTGCCGGGCGCATAGGGCGGGCGCAAGACGTGCTCCGGATCACCGTCGAGATACCATTGCGGTTGTCCGAGTAGATCGCCAACAATGTAATCCTCTGGCTGCGGCTTGACGGGCCGCACCATCAGCACGCTGCCGTGTGAGAGCAGGCGGCGTATTTCATGTGCGTGTAGAGTGAGGGCGGTCATCATTCCTCCTCTGCCGGATTGTCCGGCTCAAGTTTCCAACCACGCACTTGCGCCATTGTTTCGCAACGCTGCACCAGGCTGAGACAATCAGCGTGCAACACAGGATCATCCAAGTGACGCGCCTCCCAGTGTTCGCGCGCCGCCGCGATGCCCGTAAATTGGCGGCAACCGGCTCGGATCGTGACATAGCCATCCTCATCGGTCGCCCAGAACAAATATCCACGAATATCCTGGCCGATCAGGATGAGATTACACCTACTGAGATTGCACCCGCTGAGATTGCTATAGCGGAGATTGCTATAGCTGAGATTGCTTCCGCTGAGATCGCACCCGCTGAGATCGCACCCGCGGAGATCGCTATAGCTGAGATTGCTATAGCTGAGATTGCTATAGCTGAGATTGCTATAGCTGAGATCGCACCCGCGGAGATTGCTATAGCTGAGATCGGCTTTCTTGCCATCGATATGGCCGTCGAGATACAGTTGGTGCAGGCGCAAAATCTCGGCAAGCTCGTCTACGGTATAGGTTTTCATGTGATTTTTCTCCTCTGTGCCGCGTCACGGGGCGCGGCCCGGCGGTGGTCATGGCTTGCGCTCGCAGAGACACCAATGACCAGGCAATCTGATGGTGTTGCGACGCCAGGTTCCATTGCCGTCACAATGACTAATGGCTAGATACTCGCCCTCCACGTGCAGCATGGTCAGACCGTCAGGATGATGATAGTCAGCCTCCGCCACCGGCTGCCACGACTGCAATATCTCCAATATCTGGTCGAACTGTTGGGGTAGCATACATAAAGCCTTTGCATAACCCGCTAAGTCAATCATCGCTCGTTCCTTCTCCCAGGGGAAAAGGGCCGCCCCGTAGGACGGCCCCGATTGCGTGCAGCTCAGGCGGCGACGGCGACACCGTTGGCGTGCGTCTCTGCGGGCTGCGTCGTGTGCGCTGCGGCTTTCGCTAACTGGTGACGCACGTACTCGCGCAGGATGGCCGGCCCGGTCTGCGGGCTGAGACCGCTGTGCGCGTCGCGGATCTTGGCCCAACTATTTTTCGCCTCGAACTCGTTGACGCAGCCGCCGCAACTGACGCCCCACGCGTAGATCACCTTGAACGGCTGGCCCGTCAACTCGGAGACGGCCACGTCTTCCGGCGATGGCGCATCGTCCATGCCGTCGTCCGGCTCCGGTTCCGGCATCTTGTTGCGCCGATGGGTGGCATTGGCGTCAGATGGCTCAAACAGAATATCGCCATCCTCCTCGACCACATAGTGCCGAGCCGCGGGCAGCGCCTGATCCATTTCGGCGTCGTGGATGCGTTGGCTGAGAATCTCCAACCCTACGCTCTCTTCGGATGGGGTGGCGGCCAACAAACTGTCCAGGCTGAACTCAATTTTCAGCGCCATCTTTATGGCCCGGCGTTGGGCTACGTCCTCTTTGGCCCGCTGTGCCGGGATTGTGTCCGGCTTCCAGCTATTTGTGAGCTTGTCGAGCTTCGCCTTCTTGGCCCACACGCCGTAGCCTTTGGTCATGGCCTCCTCGGCTCCGAAAATCTGGTAGACCTGCGCCTTGTCGCTGCGCCAGAGGTAGACAATCGCACCGGCATCCTCCGGGTCATAGAGGTCGCCGCGCCGCTGCCGTAGCTCGTCCTTCGGCATGGCGACCGCGTGGAGGTGGTAGCTGATGCCGTGGCGGGCGCAGTAGCGGTCGGCGGCGCGCTTCCATGCTTCGATGCCCGTATCCACCGCCCAGCCGTTCTGAAACGGGATCAGGTGGACATCCTGGCCGGGCACCAGCCGGTAAAACACGCACAACTGCGCGGCCCGGTAGAGCGATTCCTCCAGGTTACGTTCGGCCGCGGCGCGATATTTCTCGGCCAACTGCCAATCCTGGAGCCGGGCCGACGGCAGCATGACGCGCATCCGGTCGGCCACCGCCGCGATCTCATCGCGGCTGCCGAAGACCGCCGGGGCGTCGAACTGTCGCCGCGGCGCGAGCGCGGTCTCCGCCGCGCCCTTGTCCTTGCCGTTGGTGTGATTCATCGTTGCGACCATCCTACTGCACCTCCTGCGCCACGTAGTCGGCCTCGCCGGCTGCCGTATTCGCCGACCACCATCCCCGGATTTCGTCCGCGTCGCGCAACTCGTCCAACGTCAGGCCCTTGCAGTACGCCTCGAAGCCGGACCAGTAGGCATCCCGGCGGCGTTGCCGTTCCTCTGCGGCGGCGAAGAAGCCCGCGCGCTGGAGGCCGTTGGCGCAATGGCCCAGGCCGAG